GATAATTGTCGATTCATTTTTACTTGTAATTATAAGCAAAAGATAATTGCACCTCTGCATAGTAGAACCACCGTTATTGATTTTAAATCTAATAAAGCAGATAAAGCAGCCCTTGCTTCTGCCTTTATGAAACGGATGCAAGGTATACTTAAAGCAGAAAATGTAGAATACAAAGATAAAGTGTTGGTTGAATTGTTGATGAAGTACTATCCTGATTATAGGCGAGTGCTTAATGAGTTGCAACGGTATAGTTCTTCTGGTATTATTGATGAAGGCATTCTTAGTAATTTTTCTGAGATAAATACTAAGGAGTTGATAGATTCTCTTAAGGAAAAAGATTGGAAAAAGATGCGTCAATGGGTCGCTAATAATGTTGAGTCAGATCCTCAAGGTATTTTCAGATTCATATATGATAGTTTGATTCCTGAAATCACTACTATTCCTCAAGTAGTACTATTAATTGCTGACTATCAATATAAAGCCGCATTCGTGGCTGATCAAGAAATTAATCTTACTGCATGTTTAACTGAAATTATGGCGAGTGTAAAATTCAAATGATATATCATCACCTTGATCTTGACAATTTAACTAAAGAAGATTGTGTACAAACATTTGAACTTTTAAAGAAAGAGTTAGTTGTTGTAATTAAAAAAGCAAAGCCTGATCATGTCGGATTTTCAAAATTAATTTCCGGTATGAGTCATATTGCTAATTGGAATCAATTAATTTGGGATACCAGTGGCAACTATATTGGAAACGTTGAACGGTGTCCTGATCCTTGGACAGAAAGCATTGGTGTGCAGAGGGTGACTGCTGAGAAATCTAAAACAGGAGAAGGGTATTCTGGTATTTTTCCCAAGGGTAAATTAGAATGGCATGCCAATCTCAATGGACCGGATAGAGCTGATGGTGTTGCATTGCAAGGATATGCAGGTGTTGAAGGTACAGTTACTTCTTGGGTTGATACTAGACTTGCGTATGAAGTGATGCCAAAGAGTCTCAAAGAAAAGATTGCAGGAAAATATTGTACATATTATTACAATATGGAAAACTGGGCAGATATAGATAATAAACATCAATTGCAGTATATGCAGAAAAATCAAAAAGCATATCGCATGTGGATTGAACAGGAAAATATCGCGGGTGTCAAAGGGCTGTATTTTTATACAAACAATGATCTTAAAATTTCTAATGGCGATATAGAACTTTATCAAGAGATAAAAGATTTTCTATTTCAAGAACAGTTTATGTATCACCATGAATGGGATGTTGGTGACATTGTTCTAAGCGATCAGTTATTAACATTACACCGTAGACCTTTAAGACCAGATTCTGTATTTGAAAAAAGAATATTACATAGATTAACATTCCCAATAAGCAACACAGGGGAACCTAAATTTATAGTTGAAAAAAATAAGGATGTTCCTAATGATGATCTTGCATGACGATGACAGACTAAGAGTCTTTTATAAACCAGGTGATGGTAAAAATACTCTTGTTTGTTTTTCTGGTATTGATCTTGATACATTTGGATTTAATAATTATAATCCGGCTGCTGTAGATAATCCAGATTTTGTAAAAATTACAGAAGGACTTGTTGGTGATCGTTTCTGGGTTATTGATAAACTAAGAAGCTGGGGATCTTTGATAGATTGGGATTTTGTGCATAATTTAATCAGTCCTTATTTACATGGTAAACGTGTTATTGCTTTGGGTAATTGTATGGGTGGGACTAATGCTATTAAGTTTGCCTACCATACAGATGTTGATGTAGTGATAGCATTTTCCCCTCAATGGAGTGTTCATCCAGATATTATTACTCAAGATATATTTGATAGAAGGACTATCGGTTTCAGGGCTAGAGTTGTAGCGTCAGGTTGGAGAAGTTTAGAAGGTATGTTTAGACCAATGACAACCCATATTCATTTTTGGTCACCTAGTGAGATTGATGTTCCTCATATGATAGCATATCCTACTCTTCCCAATATCAAAAAGATATTTTTTCCTACTTTGTTACATAATATTGCTAGATTTTTAAAAAGTAATAATGTATTATATGATATATTAGATCAATGTATTGTAGCTGAAGATCCTCAAAAAGAAATATCTATTTTATGCGACAAAGTAGGAATATTGCATGAGTTATCTTAAAGAACTTGGAAAGCCTGATGATGTAGTTAATGAAAAAGATTTTGTTGTTAAGAACAACAAACTTAGCCCATTTGATTATATCAGCAGCATATGTTATGATAAAACTGATATTATGCAAGACGAAAAAGATGAATCACAGTACAACGCCTTTATGATTAACCGTGGTTTAGGTTTTGGTTCGGATACAGTCATTGCTGCAAATGAAATGAATAGTAGACCGCACCTTGATAATAAAATTCAATATGATTTTTTGAGAGCAGTCATACGAAAAGGCAAGAGATATAATAAGTGGATAAAAGCAGAAGAAGAAAATTTAACGGTGATACAAGAGTACTTTGGTTATAGTTTTAATAAAGCAAAGGAAGCATTAAAAATATTAACTGATGATGATCTTAGCAAGATAAAAGATTTTATGAAAAAGTCAAAAGGCGGTCGATTATAAATATAGTTGTCATCATGAACAATTATAATTAGAAAGGACGTATGAAATGAGTGAGCGAGATAATTTTTTTACAATTGATTATCCTGGCTATCAACCGCTAGAAGTCTTGTTAGAAGATCCTGAAAATTTTCTGAAAATAAAAGAAACTCTTTGTAGAATAGGTGTTGCCTCCAAAAAAGACAATACACTATTTCAGTCTTGCCATATATTGCATAAGCAAGGAAGGTATTACATTACGCATTTTAAAGAATTGTTTGCTTTGGATGGTAAAGAAGCGGACTTCATGGAAAATGACTTAGAGAGGCGTAATACTATTGCTAAATTATTAGAAGATTGGGGGTTGTTAAAAATCATTTCTACTTTAAAAGAAGATGAATTTTGCCCTCTTAATAAAATTAAAATTATATCATTTAAAGAAAAAAATGAATGGAATCTTGTTCCTAAATATAAAATTGGAAAAAAACGTTTTTAAATGAAAAAGAATTTATAAATAAAGTGCCGCCAGGGAGTATTGTTTAAAACGTACAAACTGGTTGGCACCACTATACGCCGATAGGGTATAGTAATTTTAACCTCGCTGAAAAGGAGAGACTTATGACTCGCGTACAAAAATATGCAATAGGCAATATGGCTGATATTTTAGATAATGTAAGACCGTTTACTGTTGGCTTCACTAGAATGTTTGAAAGTTTAGCCGATGTAAACGACAGTGTAGCAAGCAATTACCCACCCTACAATATTGTAAAGTGTGATGATGAAAATTACATCATTGAAATTGCTTGTGCAGGATTCCGCAAAGATGAATTTGAAATTCAGTTATTACCCGATAATAATAAACTGATTGTACAAGGTGTACAGGATCGCCGTGAAGACAAACGCGATTATTTTCATAAAGGAATTGGATCAAGAAACTTTACACGTTCTTTTTTACTAGAAGGGGATGTTAAAGTAACTGATTGTGAATTTACCGATGGTATGTTAAATATCTTTCTAAAAAGAATCATACCTGAAGATAGAAAACCCAAACAAATTATTGTGAAATAAGGTGAATTAGCTATGGCTCAAGTCCAAGTTATTAAGTTATCAACTGGAGAAGATATTATAGCTTCAGTTGAAGTAATGGATGTTCCTGGTTCTGAAAAAATGGTTATGGTTGAAAAACCCTGCATCATTCTTCTTAGACCTAAAGAACAAAATCCTAAAGAATTTGGCTTGGGCTTAGCACCCTATTGCCCATATGCAAAGGGGTACAAGTTTACCATAGTGAATTCACATATTGTTTCTATCTTTGAACCAGAAGAAACTCTTTTAAATGAATACACAAAAAGATATGGTTCACTAGTACCTACTTCAGTTAGACAAGTACTACAGGAATAACATGAGTGTAGTATTTTCAAAAAAAAGAGGTTTAATTGCTTGACATAGACTCCTCGTTATTATATAATGTATTCACACTGAGAGGAAGATATGTCAAATTTTTATACTTTTGCTAAACACTACGGTAATAAAATACTATATCGTGGTATCGAAAACGGAAAAAGGGTATCTAAAAAGGTACCCTTTTCTCCTACTCTTTATGTTCCTTCAAAGAATGAATCTAATTTTAAAAGCATATTCGGTGATGTTGTTTCTCCAATTAAGTTTGATTCTAATTCAGAAGCATCTGATTTTGTAGAACAATATAAAAACGTATCCAATTTTCCAATTTACGGGCAGACTAATTGGGGTTATCAATTTATATCTGAAAAGTATCCTGAAAAAGAAATCATTTGGGATATTTCAAAAATACTATTGTATTCAATAGACATTGAAACTACCGTTGAGAATGGTTTTCCTGACGTATTCAATCCTATGGAAAGAATCACTCTCATTACTTTGCAGAACAGTGTAACTAAAAAGATTACTACATTTGGTAGTGGTCCGTTTACTCCCGGTGAAGCTACCAAAAACTTTGATATTGATTATAAAGAATGTGACTCAGAAAAGAAACTTCTTCTTCGCTTTATAGATTGGTGGATTGTAAATTGTCCTGATGTTATTACGGGTTGGAATATAAAAGAATTTGATATTCCATATATTATTTCTCGTATGGAAAGAATTCTAGGAGAAGAAGTAGGTAGTCATGCTAAAAAATCAATGAGTCCTTTTAGCATTGTTCGTGACGTTAAAAAATCTTACAATGGTAGAACACATCTGACATATGATATACAGGGTGTTGCTCAGTTAGATTATTTGGACATGTACAAAAAGTTTACCTATGTTACCCGTGAAAGTTATTCTCTAGATCATATTGCTGAAGTTGAACTCGGACATTCAAAGTTAGAGAATCCTCATGACACATTCAAGGAGTTTTACGAAAAGGATTGGAATCTTTTTGT